AGTTCGTCCGTCCAGCCGCTCAACTCCTCTGGCGTCATGACTCACCTGCGCGCTACAAGGTCACGAACGTTGCTGCGCACAAACACCACGCACCACGCAACGAACATTGCGCCGAAAATGACCACAATGGAGCCAAAAGGTGCGGCGAATGCGCTGATGACCAGCGTGCCGAACAGGATCGAAAGCCCCGTCCATCCGGCCAAGCGTAGCCAAGGCGACCAGCGCCAGCGGCCATTGATCTTGACGCCATACAAGATCGCCGCCGCGTTCCCCATGAACCCTAGCGCCCAAGTTTCGGCGGATATGTCATAGGCCGCATTGCCGTAGACTTCCGGCGACATGGCTTCAGGCCAAAGCGCGGACGCAATGAAGAATGCAAAGCCCGTGATGAACAGTGACAACGCAAGGCCCCACTGGCATTCGCGCCCCTCCATCGGAATCATGGCAGCGCCCCGACGTGAAACTGATCGACCCGCCGGATGGTCCGGTCAAAGAGCCATGCACCGGGGTTGATCGCCCAATATGCCGTCACCCGATATTCCCCGTTCGTGATGAAGTCGCAAACGCTGGGGCCGACGAACCATTCCAACGACACGGGGTCGGGCAACGTGCGTTCGGGGTTGAAGCGAACGGGCGTCCATTGCGTTGCATAGACCAGTTCGACCTTGCCGCCCGTCACGTTGTCCACTTCGATCCGGTAAGCCCCGTCGAACGCGCGGCGGAACGTCCGGTCATAGTCCACAGTCAGCGCCTTGCAGGTTGCCGCGTCCCGAACGTCCATTCGGTTGACCGTCATCCATGTTGACGATGGCACCAGGAACAGGAACATCACGACGCTGAGAATGGCGAGGATGCCCGTGACGCCGACCCGCTCCAGGTTGTCCAGTTCCTTCACCGCTTGGCCCTCCGCAATGCCCCCACGGCAAGCCCCGCGCCGCATAGCCCGCACAGCCCCACAGCGGCCCACGGATGCCACGCCAGCGCGGCGGGCAACGATGCGCCCGCAGCGACGAAAGCGGCGTCCGTGAGGCCGTCCAGGAACAGCCCCGCACGTTGCAGGACATACTCGGCAAAGAGCCAATAGGCGACGGCGACGGCCAGCGGGATCGGGAACCAGAGGCCAAGGGCGGCGGCCAGCGTGGCGGCGAAGATGCCGATTGTGACGTGGCCGGTCTGATTGGTCGCCCATGCGTAGGGCTGGCCTTTGAAGTCGTCGGGGGTCATGGATTTTCCCGCGCAAAACTGTTATGTCTCTGCATCATCAATCGCGAGGTTCCGATGCCTGTTTACACGCTGTCTTGGTATGAGCGTTCCGTCAGTGAAGACGGCACCCCGGCCTATGAACGGAAAAGCGTCACGCAGCGGACCTACCCGAATGCTCCCGATGATGCCTATTTTCCGATGCTTGAAACTGCGGCTGACCCGGAGCCAAAACCGCTAAAGCCCCTGCCGCCAGCCTTCCATCCGCGCCCCGCCGTCGCTCCGAAACAGCGCGCCCATCGTCTCGGCACGCGCCCCTGATCACAGGTTCAAGGTATCAAGAACCGTCCCGGCGGCGTTCATGATGAACACCGTGCCGCCGTGGCACTCGCGCACATCGCCCGGCGCGACTTCGACCGTGACATAGGTCGGAGCGTTGTCCGGGTAGATCAGCCGCACATCGGGGCCGGAATGAAACACCACGCCGCCGCCCGGCAGGACGTGCTTGACGGTCAGGGGTGCGGTCAGAAGTTCGGCCATGTTGCCTCCTAGACAATGCCGTCGATGGTCACGGGAAAGATGATGGTGTCGTGCGGCGGAACCTCAAAGGACCAGTCCTGCAGCACGCCGTAGACCAGAAGCCCCCAAGCGTTCGCGGTGTCGCCGTCAATGTAATAGGAACAGGGGGTCGCTTCGACGTAGGCGAGGAAGCGATCTGTCGCGTTCATTTCGTCGCGCGGCACTTTCAGGTTGAAGGTCCGTTCCTTCCGGCCCGCCCGGCGCACGATGGTCAGCGTGCCGAAGTCCACATCGAAATCCTTGCGGGACAGATTGCGCTGTGTCCCGCGTCCGAAGTTGACGACCGTCCCAAGGCTGTAGCTCGTGCCAGCCGCCATTTCGCCAAGCTTGGCGTTGCCGCTGTCGGCATAGATTGCAATCTCCAGCACGTCGCCCGCAGAACCTGGGATGCCGGTGAAAACCGCGTCCGTCAGATCGCCCGACCCCACCACATCCATCACCTGCGAACCAGAGAACGTCCGCACCCCATAGAGCAGCGCGGTCGCGATGAATTGGTAGGTGGACGCCGACGAGGCTTGTTCCGTCTGCCAGCCGATAAAGAAGATGTTGGACGCGCCGTCGCCGGTATAGCTGGTTGTGGTGCCGTTCGCGATGCGGACCTCGCCCGCGTTGGCGGAAATCGTGGCATCCGCCGTCGCTGTGACCGCGCACCGATACCAGCCATTGCCTTCGTCCGTGATTGCGCCGGTCGCGCCGTCCAGCGCCGAAGTCACAGCGCCCGTCCCGAGGTTGAAGTTGACGCGCGGTTGCCCCGAAAAGGCGGCGGTCGGAAAGGCCAGTTGGCAGTTCCGCGATCCGCTGTTCCCGCGCTTGACGTAGCAGGAGAACGTGTAGGCAAGGCCGCTCGTATAGCTGACGTTGCCGCCTTGAATGAGGTGCGGGCCGGTGCTGGTATCCTCGCGCATCGCCTGCGCGGTGAAGGCGGACCACGGCGCGCGCTGTTTGGTCGGGTTGAACACGGCCCCGGTGAGGGTGAAGAACACGTTATCGAAGATTTCCGAGAACGTGATCAGGTTGATCCGCGCGCCAGGCGATGACGTTTCGATCAGCCCGACATAGACATCGCCGCCCTCCACGTCATGCAGTGACACCGCCGTCACGGGATCGGGCAGCGCCCAATAATAGCGCATGGTGCCGCTGACGGTTGTGCGCTGAAAGAGCGTCTGGTCAAGGCACCGCCAGCGGTTTGTCGCCGCGACCTCGATCCACCACGTTGGCTCGCTTTCCGGCGTCTTGTTCAGGTTCGACCCTTGAAGGCTCTCATAAACCTTGTGCGTCGTGCTGGTGGTGCGGATCACGCGGTCCCCGGCGGCGTAGGTCGTGCCGCTGTTCCAGACCGCATAGTCATCTTCTGTCACGTCGGTGTAGAGAAGGTCCGTGTCCGTCAGTTCAATCGGGACGTTGCAATAAAGGTCAGCCATTATGCCGCCACCGTGGGGAGGCCCTCGGTATCCCAACCGTAGGCCAGTTTCAGAAGTTCGTTGATGCGACTAGACATGGTGCGGACCTCGGCAGACAAGGACGCGGTTTCTGCCGCCTGTGTGGCCGCAGGATCGCCCGCGACAGGTGCCGGGATAGCGCCACCTTCAACGGGCGCGACAACCCCGGTTTTCGCCAGTGCAATCGCCCGGTCATAGGCAAACTGTGTCGAAAAGTCGGAAGGGTTGATGCTGTTCACCAGATCGTTGATCGCTTGTTCCGCTTCGGCGGTGGCAGCGGCCAAATCCTCTTGCGCCCAGATTTCCTCTTGCAGCGCCCGGTTGCTTTCGTCCAGCGCCTCTAGCTGCGCTGCCCGAATGGCTTCGGTGTTGCCCTCCAGTTCCCACAACTGCATCTGCAAGGACATGCGCTCGTCAGCGATGCGGGCCTGTTCCGCCGCGAGCGCCGCTTCTTCCTCAAGGCTTTGCAGCCGTCGCCCGAGCGCGCGGTTGGACTCGTCCAGGTTCTTGATTTCCTGCCGCTTGAGGTAATTGCTGTGCCCTTCAAGTTCGTGAATTTGGCGGATCAGATCGGCCTTCTGCTGATCGATTTGCTGTTGATCCGAACCCTCGTAAGACGACCCGCCACCGCCCCCGAACAACCCGCCGAACAACCCGCCGACGATGGACCCAAGGAAACCCCCGACCGGCCCGCCGAACATGCCGCCGATCTGCCCCGCCGCGAACTCTGCAGTGATGCCCGCCACCGCGTCTGCCGCCGTGTTCACCAGCGCATCGGCAAAGCTGTCAAAGTCGCTCATGCCGGATGCAAGGAAATCACCGAACGCATCGCCCAAACCGTCGATGGCGTCTTCCGCGATGCCCATCATGTTGTCGCGGAAGTCCTGCACCGGGTCTGCGGCGTCTCGCAGGATTACGTCTAGCGTGTCCGCCACGCTGGCAAGTTCCTGGACAGCGCCAGCCGCGCCGCCGCCACCCCCGCCGCCGCCACTTGCAGCCGCGTCCACATCACGCAATGACCGTGCGTATTGCGCCGCAGTCTGTGCCGCCGCCGCCATAGCTCGGGATGAATACAGGTCGCCAAGCCCGTTCGCGGACATATCCCGCACGTCTCGTTGCGATCCGCGTTCATCGTCGCCTAGTTGCGCCGTGGCAGTGCGCCCGATGTTCGCAAGGGTCAGCGCCGCGCTAACAGCATCCCAAGCGGACGTAGCAGCGGCGGCAAGAGCGGACGCAATCCCGCCAGCCGCGCCGCTTGCCGCATTGAACGCAGGGGGCATTGTCAGTGCGGCAGTGGCGACACTTTCCGCCTGATTTGACATATCCTCTAGCTGCGCGGCGGCGATCTGCGCCTCGAGTTTCAGTTGTTCTGTCTGGTTGGCCGCTACTGCGGCTTCTTCGGCAACCAGTTCATATTCGGCGCGCAGTTCCTCGACCAAGGTCAAGGCAATTTCAAACTGGCCGCGATCCCTACCTTCAAGGGCATCTTGCGCAGCCGCTGCCGCTTCTTCGACAGCTTGGCGTTGATCCTCTTGCGCCCGCGTCAACTCGCGCAGGGCTTCCTCTTGTTCGCGGATCAGTCGGGGGAGTTGAAGTTGCTGCAACTCCGCTTCATTTTGGCGAAGTTTGATCAGCAGCCGGATTTGTTCGGCCAACGCCTCGTTGCCCGCTTCAACGGCTTCGCGGTAATCGCGCTGAAGCCCCGAAATACTGTTGACGGTGGAGTTGAAGTCCGACAGCGCATCATCCGCAGCCTTGGCCGCGTCGTTGAAGCGTTCCAAGGCCGTTTGTCCGCCACCCAGAGCGGACACTAGCGTCGGCAGGGCAAGACCCGCCACGGTGCCAAGGACAACGCCCCACGGGCCAAAGGCAAGGCCGATGTCCGCCGCCTGGACGGCAAAGGCTTGAAGCGGACGCCCCGTCGCCGCGATCTGTTGCCCGACTTGGGAAAGTTGCTGTGTCAGGCCACGGAAGTTGAAGCTATTGGCCGAACGCTGAAGCTGTTGCGTGCCTGCCTGTAGCCCCGACATGGAACGGGTCGCCTGTGCAGCGCCTGCCTGAAACTGCGCGCTGTCCAGCGTCATATCGACGCGAAGGCTTCCAACCGTCACAACCATTCAGGATTTCCTGCCTTTTCACATCGCCTTGCCGCCCCCATGTTAGAGGCGTCCAAGATGGAGGATTTCTGATGAAAGGATTGCTTGCCGTTCTTGCACTCGCTGCGCCCGGTGCGGCTATGGCGCAGGACAAGGCGGCGATGTGCGTTACCGTGCTTCAGGCAATGGAAAGCGCGGCAGAAGCCCTTGATGACATGACGGACGGCCAAGGTGAGGCGGCGTCCGATCTGGTCAACATGCGGGACCGCATCGGAGGCGCGGATGGCGCGGCTGTAGAGGCCAAGGCGCTATCCAATCTGGACGATTACCTTGCCGCCCGTCGTGCCGTCTCAGGGGCGATAGGAGATGCCCAGGAAGCCCTTATGGCCTACTGCGCACCCTGACCCTTCACCCGCTTTGACTTCGCCGCCCATGCCTTGAACATGCCGCGCGCGTGGGCAAGCGCCATGTCCTGATTGCCCACCCCTTCGGCTTTCTTGATCGGCCTGTAACGGGGTAGCTTTTTCGGCGCGTGCCACGCAAAAGAGTTTAGCGCGGCTTGTTCGTGGGCAATGGCGCGTTGCCGTTCATATTCACCGCGCCGCCGTTCGGACGCCGCCCGCAGGATAAACGTCACTTCCCACGCGGTCAGGGTCCAGAACCTTTCGGCGTCTTCCCCGGCTTCTAGCCACGCTTCCCAGAGGCGGACAAGGTGGTGCCGTCCGTCCCCGCCGCCTCCGATGCGTTTCCCGCGTTGTCCTTGATCAGTTCCGGGTTGGCGGCTTTCATCGCGTCCGCCGCCAGCCGGATCGCTTCCATCAGGCCAAGGTCGTCAATCAAGTCCCCGGCCTTTTCCAAGGTGATGCCGGGTTCGTGGAGTAGCCCGACATACAGGATCGCCCGCACCCGCTTGACGCTGCCCCGCGCCAGCCTGGCCGCGCCTTCAAGGTAGGTCTCGCCCATCACGTCTTCATAACGGGCTTGGGAGTTGGTCGTGATCCGCAGATAACGGTCACTGTCAGGAAGCGGGACGGCCCGCCGCAGGCTGTTCATGCTCACGACCCCGGCGTGAAGGTGACATCGCCCGTGACTTGAACCTCAATCGAGATGTTATAGACACCGCCGATGTCCGCGCCTTCCGTTTTCGGCGTTGGGTAGCCCCGGAAGGTCACAATGTCGCCCGTGGTGGACTGGCCCGCCGATTTCGGCAGGGTCACGCGGTAGTAGATCGGCGTCTTCGCGTCCCGCGATGCGATCATGTCATCATAGGACTGGTCGAAACCGTCAGGCGTGTGAATGCCGCCCAAGGTAATCGTGCCGTAGTCGATCAGCGTGGGCAGGCGTTCCCGCGTGCCGTTCGGGCTGTCAAGGGTCGTGATGTCCACGAACTCTTGCGACGGCATCGGGATTTGCACGGAGTTGATCCCCGGCATTTCGGTGTAGCTGACCCCATCCGTCGAACGTTCAACGGTGGAGCCGTAGACGGGAACGGCGTCAGTCATGTCTTAGACCTTTCAGGCTGGAATGTAGAGGGTGGAGAAGTCCATCGAGGCCCGGAAGGGTCTGTCAGGTTCGTCCGTCCCGCCTTCAGTCATCAGGCGGTAGGAGATCATTTCGACCGTGCGCAAGGCAGGGTGCGAATAGCCGTGCAGGGCATCTTGAACAGCGCGGGCAACGGCCAGCGCGGCGGTATAGGTGTCGGCGTAGGCGTCTGCCTGGATGCGGCCCGTCTGGATGCCGTCGCGGCCCTCCAGAACCAGCCCCTCGCCGCTGTCGATAGTCCACAGCACGACACGCGGGCGGACTGACCCTTGCGGGCTGCGTCCGAAGTCGATGCGCGTTCCGACCAATGCCGTCAGAGGCCCGTAATTCAACAGGCGGGCGCGGATCAGTTCTTCCATCAGCGCGCCTTTCTGGCCTGCCGTTCCGCCGCCGCGTAAACCTCAAACTTCAGGTTTTCCGCCGCCCGTTCGATTGTGGACGCGGCCAAGGCATCGAACGCGGGGCGCATGTAGGGTTGCGGCCCGTGCCGTTCTGTCCCGAATTCCTGCGCGATAGCCTTGATCGCCTCGTTTTTGTCAGCCGCCGCCGCTGGCCCCATGTAGAGCGTCACGCCGGTCAGGTTTGAACGGTTGGCCCGCCGCGCATCCCGCATTGCCGCCAGCGCCTCGGCATCCGTCCCGCCACCGCCTTTGACCAAACGGTAAGCAAATTTGCCCACATCGTCAGTGACAGCGGTTGCGCCTACGTCGATGCTTTCCCGCAATTCGCCTTCGTCCACGGGGGCATTTGCCCGCGCTTGCCGTGCCATTGGCTCCAGAGCGTCCAGCCCCGCCCGCACAAGCGCCGCCCTGCCAACGCGCCGGGGCAGCGTCTTTAGCACGTCTTCCAGTTCCTTCAGGCCAGTGACGTTGACCTTCATCGGCCCGCTCATGCGTCAGCCCTCGCCGCGCAAGTCAATTCAATGCCTTCGCGCCGTCCAATTTCCTTGACGCCAACGATGTCATATTCGCGCCCGTCACAGGTCAGCCGGTCTTTCGGCGTCACGGTCTCGGTAATGCTATTCCACCGGACTTGAAACCGGGTTGTCACGCTGGCCGCGACTTCGCCCGCGCGCCACTTCTCACTGTCCCGCAAGTCTTGCTTGGAAGCCCAAACAGCCTCGCCGTAGTCGGCCCAGACCTCCGACGAGGCAAGCCCGTCGTCTGCCAGCGTGGCCCGCGTGAACTGAACGCGGCGGTCAAGGCGTCCCGCGATCATCAGTCCCAACCGACCACGGTTGCCGTCGTGCCCGTGCGAACCTGCACCGCACGAATGGGCAGAAGCGTGTAAGCGGGCACAGACGAATAGGTGATGGTCGTTCCGGCCTCGTCGCGGATTTCAACGTTGCCTGTGACAGTGACCATCAGAGCACGGGGCCGAACGGAAAGATCACTGTTTGCGGGAGTGATGGCGTAATGCCTGGTTGCGGGGTCGGCCAGACCTGACGCCTGCCGGTCGGAAAATCTGTCAGCCATCGGTCATGCTCCATACCAAGAAACGCGCTCGGCGTTGATGATGTCTTCAACCATGTAGGGGATGGCGCTCATGGCCTGCCCTGCGGGTTCGCGGTTCTGATACCAGTGAGACACCATGAGGCGCAGAGCGTGCCGCAATCCTGCGGGAACGTCCGTCGCGCTGGTGCCAAACCCGGCGACATAGGTGATCTTATAGGCATCGGCCCGCTGGTCAGCCTCGGGCCATGTCTTTCCATCCTTGGGGCGCAGAATGACGTGATCGCCCTTCAGGATGGTTTCAAAGTCGCTGGCCGTCGCCGTCTGCAACACGCCAGTATCATCGTAATACTGCACCGAAGTCAGCGAAACGAACGGCCCCAAGGTCAACCGCACCTCGCCGGGTGCGTTCGGGAAGTATTCGGCCCACGTCTGATTGATCATACAGCGGCCAAGCATCCCCTGCGCATCGACAAGGGCAACGGCGCTTTCGATCAAATCGGTGAGATACAAGTCTTCATCGCTGCCATCGACACGGCACTGCGCCTTGGCATCGCCAACGCCGATGGGCGTCGTTGCCGGGGCAGTAACCCGGCGCAGTGCTGTGCTGATGGTCATTTGTCGGCGCGCTCCGCTTTGCGCTTTGGCGTGGCCCGTTCCGGTGCGGCTTCCCGCACAGGTTCGGCCTGCTCCGCTTCAATCATCCGCACTGCCTCGGCGTCTTCAACGTCAAGGCAGTCGCCCGCGTTCTGAAGGCCAAGCGGCATCACGCGGTCAACGAGTAGGCGGACACGCATCAGCCCGTGCTCCGGGTGAGCACGCCAGAGTTGGTCCAGAGCGCGCCAGCAACGGCGGGGTTCGACGTGGGCAAGCCGTTCAGGATGACGTTGGTCCCCGATACGGTCAGCGTCACGTTGGCCCCGAGTTTGATGCTTGCCCCGGTCGTCAGATCAAGGCTTTCGCCGCCCTGCGGCAGCGACACTTTCACGTTTGACATGGTGATTTTTCCTCTGTCGGAAGGGTGAAGGGGGCGGGGTTAACCGCCCCCGCCAGATCACGCCATGATCAGGTGCTTGACAGCCGCCGTGTCGGCCAGTTCCCCGTCGAAACGGATGTAACCGGCGATGCCGAAACCGGGCCAGAAGTCCTTGTCCTGGATCGCGCCAACCATCGGCAACCCGACCTTGCGAACGTAGTACTTGCCGAAGTCACCGAAGACGATGGGCTTCAGGCCGGTGGTCGCGGCGGGCATCGCTTGGTTGATGCTGTAGGGCATCCCCAGAAGCGTGTCGGGCACGCCCGCCTGGATGTTCCCCATCTGCCAGATGTAGGTGCCGTCGCCATACTTCAGTTTGCGCAGCATCGCCATCGTGGTGTCGTTCATCATCCAGCGGCAGCGCGGGGAAGCCCGATAGGCCGGGTTGACCGCGTGCATCAGATCAATGAGTTCGTCCACGGTGAACGCAGCCGCCGCCGCAGCCGTCTTGCCGAGAGACGAGGCAGTGACAACCCCGTTAGGGTCGCCCGAGCCGTCGCCGGTCGTCAGTTCGGTGTTGGCACGCCGCGCCAGACGTTCCCCGAGAAGTTCCCCGAGAAACTGTTCGATGTTGAAGGCGCTGTCGTCCGCCAGTTCCTTGGACACGCGAATCCATTCGGTGTTGAACGGATAAGCATCAAGAACCTTCTGGCCAAAGGTCGCGTCCACACCGCCATCGTCCGTCAGCGTGGTGCCTTCGGTATGCTTGGCGACGGCAACGGTCGTGTCATCGACGGTCGGGATGGTGATCTGGTTGCCGCCCGAGGTCACGATTTCAGAGGTGACGCCCGGGTCGTACATCGGCCCCCATGCGGCCATCGACTTGACGATGAATGTCGCCATTTCAGTCGGCACGGTATAGCCGCCAGCGGTGGTGCCGGTGGTCTGGGCGCGAACTTCCATGAAGCCTTGATCAAGAATGGCCCGAAGGTTCGGCTCCATCGCACCCACCTGACCCTGCGCGCGAAGATAGGCGCGGAAGGCATCGCGATAGGTCGCTTCCCCACCGGGGGCGACTGTCACGGGGTCAACGCCGGGACGCTTGGCGCGGCGGTCAGCCTCGGACGCATCATTCGCGCGGCGTTCAGCTTCTTCCTGCTTTTGCAGGCGTTCGGCACGGGCCGACAGCGCGTCAAAATCGGCCATCGCCTTGTCGTGTTGCTTTTCGAGGTCCGCAACGCGAGCGGGGTCTTTCTCAGTCGCGGCTTGGTCCAGCAGCGAGCGGGCTTCTGTGGCGGCTTTCGCCATC